TTGGTTCCGCAACGTCGGCAATCAGGGGTTGTACAACGGCACCCACGGAAATCATTTCTACGCGACCAGCAGTTCAATGTGGAACATCGCGGGGAACTCAGGCGGCGAAGTTGGTTTAATGATGAGAACGGGTGGGCATGAAGGAACCGTTCGAGGCTACCTTTACGGAGATAATAGCAGCAATTTTGGTCTGTTAAATTCCGGTGGGTCTTGGAGATTGCAGATAGCCGGTGGCGATTACCTGAACTACTACGGCAGTTCAATTCGCAGTTACCTCTACTACGACCTTAACGACACGTCTTACTTCCTCGATCCCAATTCATCCAGCACACTAAGGACGATTACCAACAGAGGGTGGCTCTACATCAACGAAGACTACGGTCACTCGGTAGTGGGGGTGTATGCTTCGACTCGGCTTCAAGGCGTGTTTGCGATGGGGGATTCGTACAAACTTCCTGCGAGCGGAATAGGCGGAGGGAGTCTGTACGGTATTGCTTGGTCGCACCCAAATGCGGGTGGCGTTGCGGGAAACCTAAACACACACGGCGCTCTTCTCCTAGAAAACGGCGGTTATCTCTGCGCTCTTAGCGGCTCCATTCGTTGCCGCGATGATATGCGAACCCCGATTTATTATGACGCGAACGACACTGGATATTATGTAGACCCCAACGGCACCAGTAGGTTAGCTAACCGACTATACCTCCACAATTGGATAGAATTTGTCAATTACTACGGTCTGTATTCTCCAAACAACGGCGCACATTTTTACCCCAACGACGCATCCTACGGGTCGTGGCGTGTTGCTGGTTCTCGCAATGGTTGGTCAGGCTTAGAATTTGATGCGAGTAATGGCCAACAATCTATGATGGTCAGCACCGGCGGGACTACCATCGGTTGGCATAACAATTCCTACGGCTGGAAATTTCAATGGGAAGGTGGTCGTATGTACTGCTGGGACTCCACCTACGGGGGCGGGCCGCAGCGTATGCTTTTGATGCAGGACACTTGGCAGGGCTCCAAGTACTTTGGCAGCGACGGCGCGATCTACGGCACGATCCTGTATGACGCCAATAATTCGGGCTATTATTGCGATCCCAACGGCACCAGCCGGATGGGGACTATCAACGCGGACGCGCTTAATTCCTACGGCACCGTCACCGCGTACTATTCCGACGACCGCCTCAAGACTCGTTTCAGCAACATCGCGGACGCACTCGATAAAGTCTGCTCGTTGAACGGTTTCTTCTACGTTGGCAACGAGGTAGCCGAAAGCCTCGGCTACAAAAAGAAGATGGAGGTCGGTCTCTCGGCTCAGGAGGTGCAGCGCATCCTCCCCGAAGTCGTCGTGCCCGCTCCTGTCGATGAAAACTACCTGACGATTCAATACGACCGTGTCGTGCCGCTCCTCGTCGAAGCCATCAAAGAACTTCGTTTAGAACTCAACCAACTCAAGTCCCTCGTAAAATTATGATCACCTACACATGGAAAGTAACCGGCGTAAAAACGCTCAATCAAGGCAGCAACGCCAACGCGGTCGTGCAGACCTACTGGAAAAAAATCGGCACCGACGAGCAGGGTAACACCGGAGAATTTTCCGGCGCTACTCCGTTCGACGCCAGCAACGTCCCCGCCGACAAGTTCGTGCCGTTCGATCAATTGACCGAAGAGATCGTGATCGGTTGGATTCAAGGAATCGTCACGGGCTCGTATGAAAAACACGTCAACGACCAGATCGCCAAGGCGCTCGCGCCCGCGCCGGTCGATGCCGCGATGCCGTGGGCTCCGCCCGAGCCTGTCACTCCACCCGTCAACCCGCCCGCTCCCGTCTAATGAACCTCCCCGTCCAGCCAGTTGTGATGAAGCCCGTGGGCGAGTTCCTCGTTCACGGGATCAAACCTGTCTTGGTCAACGTGCTGACCGGCGGCGCGGAAGTCGTCGTCGCCCACTTCGACCAAAACAACTCTGTCGTCCCCGTCACGCTGGCTCGGTTCAACCTCACTGAGGAAGAGTATTCTCAGTGGGGCGCGGACGACTCGTACCTCACCGAGATGGCGCTGACCAAGCTCGGTTTTGAGAAACGCTAATGCCACTCGTAGCAGCACCCAATTTCGACTGGGCCACCGGCCCCGGCAGCGCCAACGCTGGCGACTACGTCTGCGCGACCGCCCAGTTCACGACGACGCTATCTGACAACTCGGACGGCAACGACTGGAATTGCTGCGGATCGAGGATGTACCGCATCACGTTGTACGTCACAAAGCCTGACGGCAGCGTGATCGTCCCGTGCGATTGGCTTCCCGGTGGGCCGCTCGGCGATTGCTGTAACCCCACGACACAGCAGCAGACGGGGTGCTGGACGTGCGATCAAGTGGGGACGTACTCGTACTATTTTTCCTGCATGGACGCCCGCCCATGGTACACGTCTTCGCCCACATACTCATTTTACGCCGCGCAGCCGTGGTCTTATGTCAGCGTCCCAAACCCCACGGGTCTGAGGCGCGACGGCACCGACATCCGCAATTACTACGAGCACCGCCACAGTGACACCGGAAAACGAGCTGACGTCGGTATCCGGTACGGGGGCACCGACATCAGTAACTATTTTCAGCCGGGGGCCAACGGGTACGACTCGGGATTCCGCTCGGGCGGCTCTAGCTTGGGGTCTTTGTTCGCCTGATTTCACAAGTCCCGACGACCCCTTGTTTTCGTTTTTCTAGCTGCTAAATTGTTTCCATGTCCCAACCCGTCAACCAACAGGAACAGCAAGACCCAACGCCCCAACAGGCACTCGAAATGTTGATCAACGTGGTGTCACAACACCGCGCCGTACCTGCCGAGCACATCGCCATCGGTAAGTGCATTGGTGTTTTGAAGGCGATGATCGACGGCGATAAAGTCGTCCAGCTTCCAAAGTAAATCTATGTTCCCACTCGCTGAAGTCCTTGGCATCGGCGCAAAGCTGATCGATAAGCTGATCCCTGACCCCGAGGCCAAGGCCAAAGCGCAGTTGGAGCTGGCGACGCTGGCTCAAAATGGTGAGCTGGCAAAAATGAACGCCGATTTGGAGGCGTACAAGACAGAGCAGGACAATCTTACGAAACGCGCCGAGTCGGACATGGCTTCCGATTCGTGGATGGCAAAAAATATTCGCCCGATGACCTTGGCTTACATTCTCACGGCGTATCTTCTGCTCGCCATTCTTGACGGGGCGGCCATCGACATCGGCGATCCGTTTGTAGAACTGCTCGGTCAGTGGGGAATGCTTGTGATGTCGTTTTATTTTGGGGGCCGCACTCTTGAGAAGATCATGGAGATGAGGGCTAAAAAGTGAACGAACCCAAAGACCTAATGGAAGTAGCCAAGCTGTGGCGGGAAACAGGCTGGCTCACCGCAGTAATCGGCGGAGCTGGTATGACCGCTCGTTTGTTGGCTAACCCCATCAAAGGTACTGCGTGGGACAGCATTCGCCGCATCCTCATGGCGGCTATCGTTTCTACCATCGCTTGGTTCGTCGTCGAACAGGTCGAAGTTTCCAGTCTCATCAAAGCCATAACGTATGGCGTCGCGGGAGTCGTGGCACCGGAGGTTTTAGACGCCCTAACACTGCTCGCAAAAAAATACTCAAAGACCCCCGGCAAGTTGCTGCTCAAGAAATGAACCCAAAGATCGTCACCGCTATACTCGCTGCGGTCGTCGTCTGTTTCTCTGGGGTAGGTGTGGTGACGGTGCAAAAAGTTTCGGAGAACATATCTGCGAGCGACCGAGAGTTTGCCCTGACTAGCAACGTACTGAGTCCTCTGTTCGATGTTTACGGACTCGCGATTGTGGACGGTCAGGCCAAGGCGAGCAAAGGGCTAATCGATGCGAAGGAATTTTGTGCCTCATTAACCAAACTGGAAGCTGAAGCCGAGAGGCTAATTGGAGAGTTTGGTAAACCCTCTGAGTTGGTATCGCAGCATAAGCTGGTCAAAGCCTACCTGATAAAGGCGCGTGCGGCTTGTGATAGTGGGCAAATTGAAACGCTCAACTCGCCCGCAATGACCGCTGAACTTTACGGCGTCATCGAGCCAATGACGGAGCTGATCAATAAAATGCTGGCCGACAATCTAACTGTCTCGCGCCGATATAAGGACTCCGCCGATTCTGCGCTGCTCAATTTTGAGCGGTTCGCCTCTGTGGCTGCGGGGCTAGGCATCGTATTTGCAGTGGCACCGTGGATCAAAAAGCGCCCCACGGTCGTTAAGAAGCGGGCGAAGCGAAAAACAAACTGACCCCGGCACCCCGTTGTCCCGTGGCCCGTGTCAAGGTAGTCTCGTCACATGGGCACAATCCCCGAAGAAGTCCTTCTGTATAAGATTAAGCAGGAGACCGCAGCCCGCGAGGCTGCGATAGCGGCGCTATTGTCTCAGCTCGATAACGCGACCGAAGCTGCCCAGCAGAAGATCACCGCCGTAGCGTCGAAGCTCAGTGCCAACATCAACGGTAGGACGGTCAACTCGTCGGCGATTGCCGGTGTGATCCTGACCTCGCAGGTCGCGCCCGGGTTTGCGTATGCGTCTGAACTGACGCTGCTGGAAGCCAAGGTGACGTCGGATGCGCTCCTGAGTGTTGCGCGAATAACGGAGCTACGCGAAGTCACCGCCACCGAGTTTGAGGCCAAGGCGCAGCAGATTTTAACGATCCAAGCGACGTTCAACGCATCGAAGGCAAAGTTCACCGAGGACATCCTCGCAAACGCCAACGCCACATCCGCCGTGACTACGCGGACGACGACGCTGGAGGCGACGGTGAACAATCCGACGAGTGGTGTGGTGGCGTCGAGCGCCCGCATCACCGCAGAAGAGACGACGCGGGCCACGCAGACATCAGCTCTGGCGACTCGATCCACGGCGCTGGAAGCGACGGTCAACAACCCGACGACGGGCGTTGCCGCCACTCTGGCGAGATTAGTGACCGAGGAGACCACGCGAGCCACCGCAGATACTGCCGTAGCCAACCGCACAACCACTCTGGAGTCTACGGTCAACAACGGCACGACCGGCGTTGCGGCAACGTCTGCTAGATTGACGACCGAGGAAAACACGCGGGCCACTCAGACGTCGGCACTAGCCTCGCGGGCTACGACTCTTGAGTCTACGGTCAACAACCCAACGACGGGCGTCGCTGCGGCCATCGCTCGCATCACGGCGGAGGAGAGTACCCGCGCCAGCGCAGACTCCGCCATCTCCAGCACCGTCACGACGCTGACCTCGACGGTCAACACGAACAACTTGACGCTGACCGCCGCGATCAACAACGAGGCTTCGACTCGGGCGTCGCAAGACACCGCGATTTCCAACACGGTGAGCTCGCTCACCAGCACCGTGAACGGCAACACCGCCAACATCACGACGCTGCAAACGACGACGGCGAGCCAGTCATCGGCGATTTCCACGCTGCAAACGACGGTATCGTCGCACGGCACCTCGATCACGACGGCGCAGAACACGGCGAACTCAGCACAGTCGGCAGCGAACGCGGCGCAAGCTACCGCCAACGCGAAAGCGACCACGTTCAGCCAAGGAACAGCTCCGACGGCGAATGCGGTCGGCGATCTCTGGATCGACACCGCTAACAACAACCAAATCAAACGCTGGAACGGCTCTTCTTGGGTCGATGCGTCGGACGTTCGCATCGTTTCTCTCCAGTCCTCGATCACGACGCTGCAATCGGCGAACACCACGCAGGACAGCACCATCGCGTCGTTGACGACGACGGTATCGGCGCAGTCCACGTCGATCAGCAACGCGCAAAACACGGCAAACTCCGCGCAGAGTGCGGCGAATGCGGCTCAAAACACCGCAAACGTCGCGACCGCTGCGGTAACGACGGAAGCCACCGCCCGCGCCAACGCTGACGGCACACTTTCGGCGCGTGCGTCGCTGTCCCTCGACGTAAACGGCAACGTGGCCGGGTACAAAATCGGCTCCGACGTGAATTTGGCGGGCGTTACGACGTCCGAGTTCTCGATCACCGCCGACACGTTTAAGATTTATAACGGGTCGTCGAAAGTCTCACCGTTTTCAGTTTCTGGCGGCGTTGTCTCGATGGTTAACGTGAAAGTTACAAGCTCGCTAGATATTGGAAGCGGTTTTACGCAGACCCGCATCGATTCCTCCGGATTAAAAGTGGGGCAATATGTAGAATTTAACACTGACGGTCTCGATACTTTTTTTAAGTTTACTCCGACGTACAATTCTAACCGTGGAATGAACCTGCGGTCAGGCACACACGATTCGTCTATCAGGGTTGGGTTTAATCTTTTCACGAACCTTGAGTCGCTAGGTTTTTACGCCGACACATACGGTTCGACGATTCGTACCCTTACCGTTTACGACGGATTATCTGTCACGGGAGGTAATCTCTCGGTCGCCAACGCTGCCACGATCAACGGCAACACATACTCGGGTAGCT